TATGACAGTTCTGCAAGATGGTAAGGTCGGTATAAATAATACATCACCTTCTGCTCCTCTTGATGTAAGTGGAGATGCAGAGATTACTGGCACATTAACTGCTGGTGAAGTTTCTGCGACTACACTTGATATCGGAGGCACAAACATAACATCCACTGCAACAGAAATAAACAAGCTAGATGGCGTAACTGCAACAACTACAGAACTTAACTATGTTGATGTAACAACATTAGGGACAGTACAAGCAAGTAAAGCAGTAACAGCAGATGCTAATGGTGATGTTTTATTTCCTGATAATGAAAATTTATTTTTTGGCACTGGTAGTGATTTAAAAATATTTCATAATGGTTCTCATTCTTTTATTAGAGAACAAGGTACTGGTGATTTAAAAATACAAGCAACAAGCCTTAGTATAGAAGCGGGATCGGGAGAAGAATTTATCACAGCCACTGCCAATGGTGCGGTAGAGCTTTATCATGATGACGTAAAAAAGTTTGAAACCACATCTGATGGTGCAACAGTTACTGGTACATTGACTGCTACTGATGCAGCAATAGGTGCAGATACAGATATAATGGTTCCCATAGGAAGAGCAGATGTAGGAGCTGTATTTACAGACTATGCAGGCTTTAGACACGTTGACCAAACAGGTGGTGGAGATTATGCACTCTTACAACAAAATAACGGAGCTACTTATTTAAATTCTGCTTCTGGACAACTCACAAGATTTAGAATAAACAATGCTACTCAAGCATATATTGGAGATGGCTATCTTGCTCTGAATACTGGGGTTTATCTTCTTGTGGATCAAAATGGTTATATACGATTTGAAGGAACATCTAGCAATGACCATGAAACTACTTTAAATGTAATTGATCCAACTGCTGATAGAACTGTATCATTGCCTGACGCAACTGGAACAGTATTAACAACAGGTAACTCAGACACACCAACAACCACAACATCAAGTAGTGATGCAGACTTTGTTTTAGTAGATGATGGTGGTACAATGAAAAAGATTACACCAGCAAATTTAGGGATAACATCTGGTGGTGCATCAAAAGGTTTTGCCGTAGCAATGGCTATAGCTTTATAGGAGTAAAGAATGGCACAAGACTTTGAACGAAATACCTCAAACGCAGTTGGTACAAGTGCTGTAACATTAAGAACAGCAAACTCAGATGATGCTATAGTAGGAATAACAGTAGCTAATGTAACCACCTCACAAATAACTGTAGAAGTTTATATTAATGATGGCTCTAATGATATACATATTGTAAAAGACGCACCAATACCTGCTGGATCAAGTCTACAGGTTCTTGATGGTGGTGCTAAGATTGTCATGGTTAGTGGTGATGCTTTAAAGGTTAAGAGTAATACAGCAAGTTCTGCTGATGTATGGGTGTCAGTTGTAGACACAATTAGTGAATAGGAGTAAGTCATGCCTTTGATTGGTAACGATATATCACCAGCTTTTGAGAGCTTACCAACAAGACAAGAGTTTAGTGGCGATGGCAGTACAACAACCTTCACATTAAATCAAACTGTAAGTTCAGAACAAGATATCGTTGTATCTGTAGATGGTGTTGTTCAAGAGCCAACTGGAGCTTATACAGTGCCAGATGGAACAACTTTGACCTTCACTGCCGCACCAAGTAATAACTCTGGCAATAATATCTTTGTTATGTTCTTTGGCAGAACATTTGGAACAGTTACGCCTCCATCAGAAAATAAAGGTAACTTTAAATCTGGTGGTATTTTTAGAACGAATGCTCAAACTTTGACAGCTAATGCAACTATATTAGCTACAGAGAATGCACAAGTAACAGGTCCACTAACAGTTGCATCTGGAGTTACTCTTACAGTTGAAAGTGGTGGAAGGTTGGTAACTTCGTGAGTACACTTAAAGTAGATAGTATAGGGAAAACATCTGGTAGCACACAAGACACTATGTCAGGGTTTGCTAAAGTTTGGGGAAACTTTAATGCCCAAACTATAGATGGAACTGCCGATTTAACAGGAGTTAACGATAGTTTTAATGTTGCTTCAATTGTTGATAATGGTCAAGGAGACCATACAGTAAATTTTACAAATAATATGGGTAATGATGATTACTCTCATATGGGATCAGTACATTGGGATGCTACAACAAATGGTATCTATACTTTTGGGTTACCTGATAATGTAACACATAGTTCCTATCGAACAACAGGTTTACTTAGATATGAATCAGCATATGTCCATGCAACAGCAAATAGAACTAACTTTGATGGCGATGAATGTTGCATAACGATACACGGAGACTTAGCATGAGTACCATAAAGACAAATACTTTAACAGGTACAACTTCAGCAGGTGTTATTAATGTTACAGGAGAGGGTGGTGTTACCACAACTAATCTGCAACAAGGTTTATCTAAAGCATGGATTCATTTAACAGGTTCTGGTACTCCAACTGCTGAAGATTCTTTAAATAATTCAAGTGTAACAGATGGAGGTACTGGATTATATACATTTAACTTTCCTTCTGTTTTTGGAAATATTCATTACTGTGCTGCTTCAATGGCAGGTAATGCAGGTGCAACTACAGATGCAAGGCATCAAATTCCAAATGCTGAATTAACTCCAAGTGCTTTTCAAGTTAGAAATGTTTATGGAACAAATAGTGTGTCAGATGAGGCAAATCTTTTTATAATATTTCATGGAGAGTTAGGGGAGACTTAAGATAATGGCAAACGGAACAATAGCATTTGATACATTAACAACATCTGATTCAGTTAATACTGGCACAGAAAAGTCTGTTAATACAAGTTATATATTTAATGGTGTTAATAAACAATGGGTGAACTATAGCATGGATGCAGCATCAATACGAGATAGCTTTAACACAACTAGTATTACAGATAATGGAACAGGAGATTTTTCAGTTACCATTGCAAATAATATGGCTACCGTAGATTATGTTACAGCAGTTGATGGTAATTATAATTTAGCTAATGGGCAATTTACTGCGGGTAGTGCAAATGGTTTAGAAATATACAGACAAATGACAACGACCGCATATGACCATATTGCCGCTTCTTCAGGAAATACATTTGATTTTAAATGGGTATTGAGTTGTAATTTAGGAGAACTAGCATGACAATAAAAACACCAAAGTTTCAAGGCACACGTTTATGGGACAGATTATGTTGGGCAAAAGAAAACTTAGAAGGTAAGCAATCAGACTATCGCATTGTATGGGAAGATCCTAAAGATCCTGAAGCACCTGCTAAGATAACTGTACCAGATCCAAATTGGATGGCTTGTGCCTTACAAGGCGGCATACTACCACCAGTAGAGGTGTACTGGTTATTAGCAGAGGATGAAGCCAAGCCAGATTTTAAAAAACATACAAGAGGTTATCTATTGCACAATACTAAGCCTATTGGTAAAATGACGGAAGAACAAGCAATAGAGTATTTAATTATGAAAGATATACCACAAAGAGTGTGGAGAGATTATGAAAAAGCTAATCGACAAAGATTAGTTATTTGTAAAAAGGATCAACTGCCAAGTACACGAATATGGCGTAATGCTTGGAAGATTGATAATGAAGCAGCATAAGGAGCAAAAATGACAATCAAAACATATATAACAGATAAAGATGGAGCAACTGTAGATGCTTCTACTGTGACTGTTCCTTCTGATAGACACTTTAGAGGTGCTTGGAAACTTAATGGTAAAGTTATATCTGAAGACATGACTGAAGCTAAAAAGATATTTCAAGATAAAATCAGAGAGGTAAGAAAGGAGTTACTAGAAGCAGAAGACGTTGTATACATGAAAGCATTAGAGGCAGATGATGCAAGTGCAAAGACTGCAAGTGTTAATAAAAAGAAAGCACTAAGAGATGCACCAGCAGCTAAAGCTATAACTGATGCAGACACAATCGCAAAACTCAAAGCAGCATGGGACACATCTGTATTAGGCGATAGTCCATACGCATAAGGAGCAGTAATGGCATTAACTAAAGTTGAAGCTGATGGAATTAATCTAGCAGACACCTTTGCTTTTACTGGCACTGTTAGTGGAGCAGGTCAATTAGTGTCTTTAGCAAATGATACTACAGGTGCAACTACTTCTGCTTTAGAAATAGATTTGTCAACTAGCACTGATTATGCTTATCAAATGTTAGTTTTAAGAGGTTTTTGTAGTTCAGCAAATAATCCAGATATGTATATGCAATTAAGAAAACAAAGTAATAGTACTTATTTATCAGATAGTTATTTAAGTATTATTGGAAGTCATTTCCAAAATGCTTCTGGCAGTTCTTCTAGCCAAAACGGATTGTGGAATGGTTCTTATTTTAGAATGGTTCATAATTCAGTAAGTTCAGATTCAACTCATCAGCTTAATGATATGAAAATATATTTTTTTAATACCACTACTGACAAAAAGGCTGTGGTTGGAGCAGATAGATTTGGACAAAACTCAAGTGGACTTGTAAGAGAAAACATGGCGGGAAAAACTGGTGATACGGGTGTTAATGATAGACTTAAATTATATTTAAGTAGTGATAACTTAATCTATGACGAATATACTTTATATGGAATTAAGAAAGCATAGTTATGCCTAGATATAGAACAGTAAATGGTAAAAAAATTCAGTTTACAGCAGAAGAAGAAAAATTAAGAGATGCTGAAGAAAAAGCGTGGGCTGATGGAGAATTAGACCGTAATTTAAATGAACTAAGAGATTTAAGAAATAAATTATTAAAAGAAACTGATTATCTTGGTTTATCTGATTTAACTATGAGTTCTTCTTTTAAAACTTATAGACAATCATTAAGAGATATAACAAAAGATTTAAATACTGTAGATAAGGTGCAAGAAAAAATGAAACAAGATACTGATGGGAAATATGTAAATTTTCCAACAAAGCCAACGAGTTAATTTATGCCATACATAGGAAGATCGCAAAATTTTGGAGTAAGAAGTAGATTTCAGTATCAAGCTTCAGCTAATCAAACTAGCTTTAGTGGATCAGATGCTAACTCTTTAACTCTAAGTTATAATGACTCAAGGTACATGGATGTTTATCAGAATGGTGTGTTGCTTGTACCAGGTACAGACTATGCTGCAACCACTGGAACATCAGTAGTATTAGTTACTGGAGCAAGTTTAAATGATATTGTAGAAATGGTTGTCTATGATGTCTTTTCTGTTTCTAACTCATATACAAAGAATGAGTCAGATACAAGATATCCTTTTAAAGGAAACAATAGTATAATAAGATTAAATGGTCAGACTATCAGTGCAGATATAACTATAGACTCAGATGAGAATGGAGTTAGTGCAGGTCCTATTACACAGAACGCTACAGTTACTGTTAATGGATATTGGAGTATTGTATGACAAGCCAACTCAATGTA